ATGATTTTCTTGGTGTTTTTATTTCATCATCAGAATCAAATTTATCTACTTTTTTAGCTTCTTTTTGTTTGATAATGTGAGTTTTGTCATCAAAGTTCATGATGTTTGCTCCATCTATTTCACCAAAAGCATATTGCTTATCTGCTGAATTTGGAAAGAACAAATTGTAATCAATGTAACCCTCTTTATTTGTCCATTCTTTACCACCTATACAGCAGTCAAAGAATTTATTTTTAATTGGGGCTGTTCCATTAAAAGCATCAATAAACTCTTCAATAGTTTTATGCTTGTCATTTTGTTCTTTAAACCAATCACTGATACCCAATGATTTACAAAGATTTTGCAAGAAAATTAATATTGCTTTATCTCTTTGAATTGGTGTACCTCTTTTGGTAAAACCATCTGCAAATGCATAAAAACTACCTTTTACTTTACCAATTTGGCCATCATATCTACCTTTCTCTTGATCATTATCAATATAAAAACCTTCAAAACCTTCTAAAGCTTCAGTTTCTAGGTGTAATAATAAATAATAAGCATTTTCAATATAGGTATATTGCTCTAATTCAAGTTTGTGTAACTTCACTCTGTGGTTTCCTGGTTGAATTTTCTTTGGAAGTTTTCTACCTTCACCATTACTTTGTCCTAAATCTGTTGTACTTAATCCCATTTTTTTTGATTTTTTTAATTATTAATAAACACTTCATCCCATGATGTTTTCAAAACACCTTCTTTCATTTCAGAAATTACTATTTCTTTGTTTCTTAGATGCTCTGGTCTTGCACCACAAGTAACTTCTTCATTTGTCCTAAAAGACAAAATAGTTTCATTACCTTTTCTGTACATATAACCAATAGCATCTGCATTTGCACATATTAAAGATTTGATTTTACCAGTTAAATCTATATTAGCAGACATAACCATTTCTCCCTTATCATCAACTACCTTGTCTTTAATATGACCTGATAGAATAATGGTGGGTGCGAATTTATCAATAAATTCTAGAATTTGGAAAAATGCTTTTCTAATATATAAATAACCAGCTCCATTTGCTAATGTAAGAACACTGTCTCCATCAAAGTTTTTACCCATTGTTGTGTCCTGATAAAGATTGACAGCCAATGGCATAATCATATCTTCTAATGCAGTTACAGTATCAATAGTAACATATTTGTATGGAAATCCAGCAGCCTTAATTGCTTTACCTACTTCACGAAGTTCAGCAAGATTATTTACTTTAACTTTAAGAGCTTCTACATAATCAGAACCATTCTCAAGATCTATAATTAGATTATTTTCTAGTCCTGCAAATGCAGTAGTTTTACCTGTTTTGGGCTTGGAATAAATCAAAATTCTTTTAGGATTTACTCTATTAGCCGCAACCTTTTTAGTTGGGAGTACAATACTCATATTTCACTTTTTGCTTGTTTGATAAGTTCATTTAACCATTCTTTATCACTTACAGGTCTTACTAGCATAATTGCTGCAAAATCTCTTAAAGAGATATTAGCCAAAGTTAAATTTTCTTGATTTTCAGTATTTGAACTTTCTTTTAAAGATGGAAATTCTTCTTCAAAGTCTGGAAAATAATAAAGATCATTAACTCCATTTTGTTCTTTTGCAGGTGGTAAGGCTTGATCTTTAGCTTTTTCATATTCAGCATAAGTCATTGTTTTACCTTTCCACAATACTTTTAACTCAGATAAGTTAACAAGATATGAATCATATTCTTTTCCAACATCCCCACCTGTTTTAATAGGGTATTCAGTTCTGTAATGTGGATTTGCTTTGTAAATAAATAAAGGTCTGTTGTTATCATACGGAGTATAATCTACAACAACTTCATTAGCATCTTTTACTTTCTCAAAGAGCTCAATATAAAGATCTTTATTTTTCTTAAGTTCTCCTTCAAACAATTGAATATTTTTACCAGGCAGTGGACTGATATTAGATCTAAAAGCTGTTTTAATTGTAAACTCACTTTGTGCTATTCCAGCTCTGTCCAATGCTCCTTTGTGATAAAGGTAATACTCATTTTGTTTTTCATTTCTCAAATTTGGTGCTTCTTTCATTTGTTTTTAAATTTAAAAATTAATCTTCTTGTCTTCTTCCAGGGGTTGGTGCCTCTTCCAATCTCATAGTATCTCTGTTGAGTCTATAAAACTGAATACCGGTTAAACCATTTCTGGATTTTAAAAAGTGAAATACTAAAGTTTCTTCATCTTCAATAATTAACTTATCAGGACCATAGGAACTCAATCTTTTATCATAAGGTCTATTAATTCCAATTACAACATCAGCATGTTGCAAAAGAGCATCCGAACCATAGATATCAGAGTCCAAGATATAATTACCATAAGTACCTGGTTTATTTCTTTCTGGAGATTCAATACTTCTGTTAAGCTGACTTAAAATCAAAAAAGAAACAGGAAACCTTTTTTTCATCTCTGTCATTGCCTCACCTAAGTCACTTAGCATTTCAAATTTGTCTTTTTGTGACTGATCTTTTCTCAATAAATTAGAATGGTCAATACATACAAGTATATTAGTATACACTTCTTTCTGATTTCCATTTTCATCTTCAATGATTTTCTTAAAATCTTCACATTCATCTTGTATGGTAACTTTCATTTCATCTACTGTGCATGGATCATAGATCATATTAGTTTTACCTTCAATATTTTCATATATATCAATCAATTTGTGGATATCCTCTTTGTCAATAGGTTTACCCTTGCTCATTAATTTTTCATAGGACATTCCTGATTTTACTGATAACTTCCTTGCACCATCTGTTTCATCAACCATTTCAAGTTGGAATTTTAATATTCTAAAATCTTGATCTTTGTTGATTTCAATGATATCTGAAGTCATCTGCTCCATGAAAAAGGTTTTACCTACACCAGGTCTTGCTCCAATGACAGTAATAGTACGCCATTCTAAGCCATTTACAAATGCATTATTAAATTGTGGCCATGCAGTTTTTAATGTTTTTATTTCTCCTTTACTGATTGCAATAATTTTATTTATTGCTTTTTTAATAGATTCTTTCTCAGATGTTCTCTTTAAAGGAACAACTTGTTTTGTTGGTTTTTGATACATTTTACTTATTTTTAAAATAGTTAAGTAAAAGTTTTTTCTTCATCATATTATAGATAAAGTGACCAGCTGTTATTAAGAATTCAATAATTAGGAATTGCCATATAGTAATATGTACTATACTTGCATCAACAATTAAAAAGGCCAGTGTTGTATTTACTAGTGCAATTAAGACTAATAAAAACTGAGCTTCCATTTTTCTCATAGGTATCTTTCTTTAAATTTTGGTGTATCATCTACAGGTTTGTTTAAGATAATCTCACAATAGTTTGCTAATTCTGACATAAACTGTCTTCCATCTTCTTGTTTCCTAATAAAATACTGTGATGTTCTCATGTAATTATATTGATTATCAGCATATTCTCTTATATACTTTTTAGATGCACTAAATATTGTATCCCAATCATAATCATAATTATCAAAAAACCATCTAAATGCATTCTCTAAGTTCTTTACATTAGATCTTGCATATTTACCACTAGGAAGTTTTATGTTTGGAAATATTAGGTTATATTGTTCAATATTTTTTAAGAAATCAGTTCCCATAATGATTTGAGAACTTTTCTTTTTACTTTTCTTAAAAAACCCATTTATTTCTTCTATAAAGATAATACTTTTATCAGTAATCTGCAAATTTTCTGTCAACCATCCTGCTTGTTTCAATCTAGTAATTTCTAAATTAGAATTGACAAATGTGTGAGGTTTAATACTTTTTGCAATACTGAATAATACATAAAAACTATTTGGTGTTAGATTTTCTCTGACTAACTTTTGAAATAATTCTTCCATGTTACCAAGTTATTTGTTTGTCTTTTAGTATTTTTATAAACACTTCATTTGAATCCCATTTAGAACCATTGTAAGCAGCACTTGCTGGATGTTTTACAAAATATTTGATATTATTAGCATCACTTGTCATTTCTGACCATTCTTCTGCTTTTTTACCCATATAAACATAAACTAATCCAGGGTTATAATTATTTAACCAATCCAATAGATATGCTGTAAATTGTTTCCATATGTCATAGTGACTACCAATTTTACCTACTTCAACTGTAAGAGCTGTGTTAAGCATTAATACACCTTGATTAGACCATCTAGTTAAATCAGGTTCTAAACTTCCAGGATGTCCCCTATAAACAGTTCTATTTACTTCATCCAGTATAAATCTTAAACTTGGTTGTAATTGTTTTGTATTACCACAACTAAATGCAATACCGTCTGCTACACCAAATGTTGGATATGGATCTTGACCTACTATTACAATTTGTAATTTGTCATATGGACACTCTTCAAATGCCCTAAATACCTGTTTTAATGGTGGAGTAAATCTTTTATCCTCTTGACTTAATGTATAAAGCCTTGTTAGAATATCATTAAATTCACTACTAAATATAAAAGATTTAAGAACTCTACCCCAACCACTGGGTTCAAGTTTGTCAAACATTTTTTGTTTAATTTCTTCTAAATTCATTTTTTTCTTTATTTTTGTTTAAAAATTATAGTATGCCAGTTAAAGTAATGGAAATTAAAGATGATGCTCTTGTAGAAATTCAAGTTAACAAGAACTATTATGCAATGTGTAAAGCTTCTTTAGCATATTTATTCAAAGAAAATATGGATAAAGGCAAAGATGCTGAAAATTTAGAAGAATTGAAAGACAAAACATATCATGAAATGTCTGATTTTCAAAGATTGTTTTACACTCTATCATTATTAGTTGCTGAAATTGAAAGATCATCTAAATTACAAGAAAAAGTAGAAGAAAAAGAAGTATTGGCTCCTGGGGATGAAGGTTATGAATCTCCTATCCAAGATTAATATTAAATTGTTCTCTACCTATCTGTATACAAGCTTCAATAGCTAACATCAATTCATCTTTAGTGCAATCAGCAAAAGATTTGTAAGTTATCATTAAACCTTCTTTATAGGCTAGACCTGATTGATCTTTTACAAGACATTTCATCTCATCAAAGGTGTAACCAGATTCTTTGGCTAGTTCTCTTATACAAGCATGTACTTTTGCAAGTTGTGCTTTACTGTGGTCTAAGCCTACCACATCAATATACATGTCTACTATTTGTCCTTCAGGAATTTTTTCAATAAAGATATCATATGCTGTTTTATCTTTAGAAGTTCCATAGACAAGTTTACCGTTTTTCTTTATGAACTTACCACTAAACATACTAACAAGTTATATTATCCATAATTTCAAGAAACTGATCATAATGAACTTTTTCTGTAATATTTAATGCCGGAATCTCAAATGATTTTAATGACCATTTATCATCAATAACATCAATATTATCTGTACTATGTAAAAGTACTCCAGAACATAACTCCTTATGATAATAGTAGTAATCATATCCATTTTGACTTTCATCATCAAGTATATCTACTCTTTCAAAGCCAAGATCTATTAATTCTTGTTCTGTCATGTCATTAATTTCTAAATTTTAATTCCCAATTATAAGTATCTTCTAACCAATCACAGATTTCTCTTATACTCTTATCACCCATATTTCTTATACAAGAAAGATCATGTTTACTATAAGATAGCAAGTCTTCAAGCTTTTCAATTTCTATACTTTTTAATCCATTAAGAGCCCTTACAGATAAATCAAAATCTAAAATAGATTTATCCAAGTCTTTAAGATCATATCCATATTTGATAAAGTGTTGAACAGCATCCTGAGACATATAATCTTTAGCTTCTTTGTTTTCTTTTCCTCTTAAAAACTTATGATACAATTCTGTATTTTGTTTTTTAAGTAACTCATTTTCAGTTTTATAAGCTAGTTCATTGGGCCATTCAGCAAACATTTTTTTAAGACTATAAATCTTACTAAGTACTCTTCTATGAGCTTTATTAATCATATCATTTGCTCTACCAACACTTACCCATTCTTTATCAGCAATTTCTTCTACTGATAGATTTTGGATAAGAAACATTTCTAATAATCTGGATTCCCTATTTGTACAAAACTCTTTAGATAAATCTGTAATTAGCTTATTGAATATGTTATACTTAAATACAAATGACTTGTTATACTTAATATTGTATCCAAATATTTCTTGGACCTCATCTACAAAATAATAAGCTTTAGATCCTCTAATACTTTTATTTAATTCACCTGCAGTACAAAAATAAGATATTTTATTTTGCTTCTTAAGACCTTTTAAATGGCTCTGAGGAATTTGATACTCCTCCACCAACTTTCTTTCAGATATTACATCTCTTCTTGCAATTTCTTCAGATAGTTCTTTATTTGCTAGTATTTGATTTACTGTTCTTTTGTCAGTAATATTTAATTTTTCACATAATAATTCTACAGTTACCATATTAATCTAAACTTTTATAAATAATACTGATGATGGCTGTAAACATACAGTCAATCATCCCAGTTATGATAGTCTTCATCTCTTAAGTTATAAATTATTAAACCTGCAATTATAACTACTATAACTGCTCCAATTACAAACTCCATCACTTATCTTTTTTAGGTAAATACTTTTTCTCAAACTTCTCCCAACCTTTCTTG